CGCTCAACTACCGATGGTGCACGCACGGCGAAAAGCGAAAAGAAGCCTGCCGAGCGAGATATCGATATCATTACGGCCATTGTGAAATAAGGCGGCTCGCTCGCTTAACGCGGCAAGCGCGGTCTTCAGAGAGGCATCCGTGTGGGGAGGTGTCTTATTTGGCACTGAGAGAGCGCGCGGAACAAAGGCGGGAAACAGCCTATTGGTACGGAACTCGGGGCAAAGCAGGAAAAAAACGGCCGGCGTTAATTTTGCAAAAAACAGACGCAAAAATGATCAGTTTTGCGGTTCTTTTGGCACCGAAGTAGGCGGGGATTGAAAAACTAGGCGCAAAAAATTGGCCGGGTCATTGCCGGCCTGCTTGGCGAGCCCACGCTTGGGAAGTGGTTTGATCAAAGTTCCTCCGCAGCGAATTGCAAAAGCTCCCCCAAGCGCCGCTGCCAGCTCTTCTGCTGGATCGGCATGTTGCACGCATGGAAGTGTAAATATTTGTCATGCGACAAGCCGTAGAACCTGCTCCAGTTCGTGAATTTCTACACAGCCGCGCGCTGCGGCGACTCGGTACAGCACTGAAATAACGGCACCGTACTTGTCTTTCGCGATCACGACCTGGTGGTCGTCGATCCAGCGCAACAGGAAATCAATCACCGACTGCAATAGCAGCGGATCAAATTCGGCATTGCGCGGCGCTCCTGCTTCTGCTGCACGGAGAGGCGTTGCATTACGGCCGACCTGATAATTAACGACGGGCACCATCATTTCGCCGTCGCCCGTAAATATCCAATTGGTGTTCACACGGCGCTTGGCCAGGGCGCCAATGATATGCCCCCCCGGCATTGATCTGCCCCGCTCGTTGTCCTGCAGGCCACTCTTCGATTTCGCTCCGGCCTCAGTAGCAAACGCGTCCTGAGTAAGCCCGAGCGACTGCCTGGCATGTTTAATCCTGCCCCCAATTTCCATCTGCCACTGCTTGACGCTTTCATCAGTCGAAGTGTCAACCGAAGTGTCAACCGGGCGATCTGCTTGTCGCTTCATACAAGCCTCTGATTATTCGCACAAAAAAGCAAAAGCACGGATTCCCCCTCGCGCAGCGAAGTGTCAACGTGTTTAAACAGTTGACAAGCAATGTTTAAACACGTCTAATGCGCACATCAGCAACAAAGCACGGGGCCAAAACCATGCAAAGAGCAAATGTAAAAAAAGCCGGTCAAAAAGACTGGCACCCAGCCGACATCGTGGCCGAACTCAGGAAGGCGGGATACACCCTTTCCAAGCTCGCTTTCGAGCACGGCCTCAAGGACTCCAGCGGCTTATCGGTGGCCATGGTTCGCAGTTTCCCGAAAGGGGAGCAACGGATAGCCAATGCACTGGGAAAAACCCCCCAAGAAATCTGGCCGACCCGCTACAACGATGATGGAAGCCGCAAGCTCAGTGGAGCAAGAGCCCTTCATGTTACCCGCGAGATGCGGGAGCGGAAAGCAGTAGCCGACCTCCGCCGCGCCGCCTGACTGGATCATTTCCATGGCCTATTTCCCGCCGGCAATCATTGAAGCTGCAAAAGCGTATCGCGCAGCGCGTCGAGATGTTCGGCTACTGGCTCAAGGCCACCGCTCTCCCGCATCTGGCCAACCGCCTTATCAAGATGATGAGAAAGCGCCGAAAGCGGCACCAACTCCCGCTCGTGCAGTGCTTTCGCAAGGCACATGAAAGCAAATTCCATGGCCATCACTTTGTCTTCCAGGTCTTCATTGTTCATCGCCTGCTCCCTTTTGGATTCGTGCAATCAGTCTCTCGCGGTTGAGACGTCGGCGCCATCGGCGCGATTGGAAGCAGCATTTTTGGGGTCATCCAAATGACATCACCCATCCGCAAACGCCGGGCACGCGTACCGTCAAGCCTCGGCGACGCCATCCAGCAATGTCTCGATTACGCCATCAAGAAATACAACCGAGGGCCGAAGCGTGTTGCCGATCTGATGGGCGTCAGGATCGATACGCTCTACAAGTGGCTGGCTGAAAACCGCATACCTACCAACATGATCGGATCGTTCGAGCATGCCTGCGGCGGTACTTTCCTCACTCAATACCTGTGCGCCCAAGCCCACTTGCTCGCCGTCGAAATGCCGAGCGGACGCAAGGTCGACGCAGGCGACATCATGGACCTGCAGCATCACTTTGCAGAATCCATGGCCCTGCTGATCGCCTTCTATAAGGGTGAGTCAGACCAGGACGAAACCGTCAGCAGCCTGCAAGACCTGATGGGGCAAGTGGCCTGGCACAAAGCCAACGTCGAGCGCGCCGTCGCGCCGGAACTCGATCTGTTCGAGCCAGCAGCATGACTACCGCAATCACCATCAACGATATCGCCACGGCGCTCGGCATCAGCAAGCAAGCCGTCTCCCAGCGTGCCATGCGCGAATCGTGGGAATTCGATGAAATCACCGGACGGGGTGGGAAAAAGCGGGTTTATTCCGTTCTCCCGGCGGACATCCGCACCGCCATCCAGAAGCAGGCCATCAGTGCAGCCCTGCCGGTCATTGCCCAGGAAATCGCTGCGCCAATTGTCATTCAGGCGCCGGAGCACACCCTTACCGACAAGCAGCGACTCGAACGCGATGCCCGATTGGGCGTCAAGGCGGCCATTCAACGCACGATGATCGACGGCCGCTGCAGCCAGGAAGCCGCCATGCACACGCTGCTCAACAATGCCCGCACCGGCTTGCTCGATGGCGTGACTACCAACATGCTGCGCCTCTCCCGCGACAGCCGCGGCCGGGCTGGCGATGGATTCCCCTCGATACGCACGCTGAAGCGCTGGCTGTCTGCCACCGACCTGGCCCCGAAACAACGCGCCCAGGACATGACGGTTCCGGCTTGGGCAAAGGCCTTCCTGGCCATCTACCAGCAACCGCAAAAGCCTGCCGTAGCCGACGCCTACGACCAGTTCTGCCGGCGCACGCCAGCCGAAGGCCGCCCCAGCATCCACCAGGTACGCCGCTTCCTCGACAAGCTCGGCACCGTCACCCGTGAGCGCGGCCGCATGGGGCCCCGCGAACTGAAAAACATCCAGCCCTTCGTCCGCCGCGACTTCAGCATGCTCGAACCGAACGATGTCTGGACGGCCGACGGCCATACCTTCGACGCCGAAGTCCAGCACCCATTCCACGGCCGCCCATTCCGTCCTGAAATCACCGTGTTTGCCGATATCGCTACGCGGCGCGCCGTCGGCTGGTCGGTGGATCTCGCTGAATCCAGCATCGCCGTCGCCGATGCCCTGCGCAACGCAGTCGAAAACAACGGCATACCGGCCCTGATCTACGTCGACAACGGCTCCGGCTACAAGAACGCCTTCATGCAGGACGAAGCCACCGGCCTCGTCGGCCGAATCGGCTCGACGATGACCCATTCGTTGCCCTACAACTCGCAGGCCCGTGGTGTTATCGAGCGCCTGCACCAGACCCTCTGGGTCACCGGTGCCAAGCAGTTGCCCGCCTACATGGGAGCGGCCATGGATCGCGAAGCACGCCTGCAGCAATTCAAATTAACGCGCAAAGCGTTAAAGCAAGGCGGAACCATGCCGCTGATGCCCTGGGATCTGTTCGTGCAGTGGTGTGAACAGCGCATCGCTGACTACAACACCAAGCAGCACCGCAGCCTGGGCGGCACCTCGCCGGAACTTTGCTTGCGCGCCTTCATGGCCAAGGGCTGGGCGCCTGATACGATGGCTGCCGACGAAATGGCCACGCTCTTCCGCCCGCGCGTCACCCGCACGCTAGCCCGCGCCGAGATCCGGCTGTTCAACAACATCTATTTCGCTCGCGAGCTGGAAGAGTTCCACGGCGCGAATGTTCACATCGCCTACGACATCCACGACGCCGAGCGCATCTGGGTCTATTTGCCCGATGGCCGCCTGATCTGCGAAGCCCAGGTGAATGGCAACAGCAAGCATTACTTCCCGGTGCCGGTCATCGAGCAAGCCCGGCAAAAGCGCGCCGAAGGCCGCCTGGCCCGTGTCGACGTCAAGCGCGAAGAGATTCTCGAAGAACTGCACGGCGGACCGGCGCTGGCCGCTGTCGCACCCAGCCGGGTCGTCATCGGCGGCCGCGTCATTGAGCACGACGCCATTGCCGCCGCCCCGGCCAGCGAAGCCAAGTCCCCGCAAGCCACTTCGACCAAAACCGAGGAGCGCAAGCAACGCGCCGCGCAAATCGTTCAGCCGGTACCGCGCTCCGAGCGCCATGCCGCCGACAACTACGCCGAGTGGCAAGCCATGGATGCCCGCCTGCTGGCCGGCGAAGAACTCGCCGAAGCCGATGCCCGTTGGCATCGCAGCTACCCGAACAGTGCCCAGTACAAAGCGCACGTCAAAAAAATAGCCGCCGGGCAAAGCCGGGCGGCCTGAAGGTTTCTTTAAAACGAGGCAACAAGATGACACAAATCGCCCAAATCGCCAACCTTGAAATGGTCCGTACCGCCGCCGAACGGCTGATCGGACGCACCGCCGGACTGCCCGGAATGGCCGCGCTGTATGGTCCGGCCGGATATGGAAAGACCACATCGGCGCTGGCCATCGCCAACGAAAACCGCGCTTATTTCGTGCAGATGCGCTCAGCATGGGGCCGCAAGGCCCTACTCGAAAAGATCCTGATCGAGATGGGCGCCAAGCCGCACGGCACCATCCCGCAGATGCTCGACCAGGTCTGCGAACAACTCGCTACCAGCGGTCGTATGCTGATGATCGACGAGTTCGACTACTGCGCCCGCAACGAAAGCCTGGTCGAGCTGGTGCGTGATATCTACGAAGGCAGCCAGGCCACGCTGCTGCTGCTCGGCGAAGAGCTGCTACCCAACAAGCTGAAGAAGTTCGAACGCTTCCACAGCCGCATCCTGTCGTGGATTCCCGCCCAGCCCGTCAGTATCAATGATGCTGCCCAACTGGCCCCGATTTACTGCCCCGGCGTGCATGTTGGCACCGATCTGCTCGAGCACCTGGTCAAGCTTTCCAGCGGCAGCGTGCGCCGGGTCAGCGTCAACCTCGCCGCCATCTACGAAGCTGCCAGCGTCGAAGGCTGGGAGACGGTCACCCGCAGCACCTGGGGCGATCGCCAGATCTACACCGGCGAGGCTCCGCGGAGGGGCGTGTGATGGCTGAAAAAATTAAGCGTTGGATGCATGTTAATGGAGATAAGCGCTGCACCAAGTGCGGCGAATGGCTTCCAGCAGACAAGGTTTTTTTCTATGGCGATAAAAACGAGAAGGATGGTCTTCGCCGAATTTGCAAGGGCTGCTACTCCGAGACGCCTTGCATCGTTCGCCGTAACGAACAGCGCCAGCAGAAAGGATCAATCCATGGCGCGTAAGCCCATTACCACCTACGCCGGCGGCAAAGGCCCGCGGCAGTTGATCTGGGAAGCTATCCGCGCCCGGGGAACCGAGGTGACCTGGACGCGTTACCAGATCGCCCGTGCTGCCGATATTGATGACGGTACCGTATCGACCTACATGCAGGCGCTGATCAAGGCAGGCATCGTCGTCAAGGTCAGCGAAGAGCGGATCAGCAATGTCGCCAGCGAGATCAGCTATCGCCTCGATCGCGACGAGGGCATCGACGCGCCGCGCCTGCGCCGCGATGGCAGCCGCGTCACCCAGGGCCTCGCCCAGGAGCAAATGTGGCGTGCGCTGCGCCTGCTCAAGGCCGACACCAATTCCCGCGAACTGGCGGCCCATGCAGGTACCGCCGCCGTGCCGGTCAGCGAAGGCGCTGCCGAAGCCTATCTGGGTGCGCTCAAGCTGGCCGGTTATCTGGACTGTACGCGTGAAGGCAAAGGCCTCGGGCGCGCCGGCAGGGGCGTTCAGGCTCGCTATCGCTTGCTTCCCTCCCGCAACACCGGCCCGCGCCCGCCCATGGTGTGCAAGCTCCGCGTCATTTACGACCCGAACGAAGACAAGGTCGTGCATGCGCCGGCCGTTACTGAAGAGGACGCCATCTATGGCCAATAACGTTGATCGCGACCTCGCGATGGCGCTGCTCGTCACTGCGGTGGCGAACGACCCCAAAGGAAAGGCCGGCGTCGCCGACAAAGTCGGTTATGGCCGCTCGCTGATCTCCCGTGTGCTGTCGCCCAACGACTCGGCAAGCCTCTCCGATGGTCTGGCCCGCCGCGTTATCGATGTCTATCACGTCATTCCAACCTGCCCGGCCACGGGCACGACCCAACCGCGTAGCGAGTGCATGCGCCTTTCCCAGGGCAAAGCGCCAATGCACAACCCGGGCGCCATGCGCGTCTGGAAAACCTGCCAGACCTGCCCTCACCAACCCGTATCGAAAGGATCAAACCAATGACCACCATTCATTCGTCCGTTCCGGAACGTCACCGGCCGGCTATGGCAGCGCTGCATGCTCCTCGCGTCTTCACCGACTCTTTTCAGGAGCGCCTGGCCACTCTCAACACCGCCGATCGTGCGCTGCGCGAAATGGGCTTCCATTCAGTGTGGACCCGCCTCGCCGGTCCGAAACCGGAAGTGCACCTCCATCGGGATATCGCCGTATCGATGGGGCCGCTGCTCGACAAGATGGGGCCCCGCGCCTTTCGCAGCGTTGATGAGGGCTGCACGATGATCTCCGGCGAGTTCATGGGCGTGATCGTCAGCTGGTGCGAGCCGAACTGATGAGCGCTCACCACAAACAACCCCGCGCCGCGCTGGAAGGGCCGGGCAAAGCCATTCAAGGCGTCATGCCGGGCAGCATGGGCAACCGGATTCTGCTCGCGCTGCGCGGCGCACCGATGACGCAAACGCAGTTACATGCGCGCTTCGGATGCCCGACGAACGTGCTCGCCCAGCTCGCGAAACTTGACCTGGTAACCCGTCCCGGCAACGGCCAACACGGGCGGCAGATATCTCTCACGCCCGCCGGTCGGGAACTCATTCAAAACCCCGGCCTGTCACGTCGCCAGACCGAAATTGTTTATTGCCAACTTTAGGAGACACCATGGCAACTACCCTTACTGAAATCCGCACTGCCGCCAAGCGTCTGGCAGAAACCCATCGTGAATCGATCACCCGGGCGAGCGCCCTGGAAAAGGCTATTGCCGAGGCGATCACGCCGATCTATGAAATACACCTTGTCGGCATCGACGCGGCCGCCGATGAAGAAGCGGCCGCCCGCGCAGACCTGCAGCAGCTGATCGACGCTGCCCCGCAGCTTTTCACGCGACCGCGCAGCGTCACGGTCGACGGTGTCAAGTGCGGCTACCGCAAAAAAGAGGACGAACTCGACTGGGATGACGAAGCCAATGTGATCGCCCGCATTCGTGCCCTGCCGCAGTTGTCCGAATTCGCACCGGTGCTGATCCGCACCGAAGAAACCCTCGTCGCCGGCGCGCTCGCCGAGCTGGATGCGATCAGCAAACGCCGGATCGGCATCCGCCTGATCCACGGCGTCGACCAGTCGTTCATCACCTTCACAGACAGCGATGTCGAGAAGATGGTCAAGGCCATCCTCGCCGATGCCACCAAGCGCCAGGGTGAAGATGATGTCCCTGCCAAGAAGAAGGGCAAGGCTAAGGTTAAGGAGGTGGCGTGATGGACGACCGCGAAAAGCTCCTGGAGAAGATTCGCAAGTGCATGGCGCTGGCCGCCTCGGCTACCGGGAACGAAGCCGAGACCGCGCTACGCCAGGCCACCAAACTGATGGAAGCGCACCAGGTCAGCCACGCCGAGATGCTGGCGATCGGCATCAAGAAATCCACCGTCAAGGCAGGCGCGCTCTCTCGGCCGTCCTCCTGGGAGGAACTTCTGGCCAGCGGAATCGCACGGGTGTTTTGCTGCCGGCTGGTTTTCTCACCAGGATGGAATGAGGGCTACTGGAACTTTATCGGTCTGCCCCCAGCCAACGACGTTGCTGCCTACTCGTTCGAGGTGCTGTTCCGGCAAGCCCGCAGGGCACGTCAGGAATTTATGGGGCAAAGCCTCAAGCGCTTCAAGAAGGCGAACAAGATCCGCCGGGCTGATCTTTTCTGCGATGGATGGGTACGTACGGCATTGCGAAACGTCGCGCCGCTGACCCCAGCTGAGGGGGTCGAAGAAGCCATTCAGTCCTACATGGACACCAAGTTCGACAACCTGGAGAAGCTCGAATCCGTGGATCGCAACAAGGGACGTCCTCTGTCCTACAAGGATGAACTGGCACTCGAGGCCGGATTAGCCGCCGGGCGCAACGCTCAACTGAACAAAGGGGTCGGTGCCGGTTCTGCCCCTCTCATGCTGGAGGCCTGATCATGTGGTTCAAGAACCTCCAAATCTACCGCCTTCCAGTGCCATGGGCCATGATCAAGGCAGTACTTGAAGACCAGCTGGCCCGTGCCCCATTCGTCAAATGCCCGAGCAACCAACCGAGCAGCCGGGGCTGGGCATCGCCGCGTAACGATGGCGAACTCGTCTTTGCCATCGGCCAGCAATGGCTGATCGCTCTGGAAATCGAGGAGCGCCAGCTGACCTCTGCGGTCATCAACCAGGAACTCCGCGAGCGTGCCAATGCCATCGAGAAGCAGCAAGGCTATGCGCCAGGCCGCAAGCAGTTGAAAGAACTGCGCGAGCGCGTCACCGAGGAACTGCTGCCCCGGGCTTTCACCAGGCGCAGCCGCATCCATGCCTGGATCGATCCGATCAACGGTTGGTTTATCGTCGATGCGGCCAGCCCGGCCAAGGCCGAGGCAGTGATCGAGCACCTGCGGCACTGTCTCGACGAACTCCCGCTGACCATGTTGCATACTCAGATTTCGCCGCAAGCGGCGATGGCCGACTGGCTGGCCGGCGGCGATGCGCCGGCCGGCTTTACCATCGACCGCGACTGCGAGCTGAAGGCAGTCGGCGAAGAGAAAGCGGCAGTCAAATTCAGCCGCCATCCGCTGCAGGACGAGTGGGCTGCCGAGATCAGGTCACACCTCGCAGCAGGAAAGCTGCCGACCAAGTTGGCGCTGACCTGGAACGATCGGATCAGCGTCGTCTTGACCGAAAAGCTGGAGATCAGGCGCCTGACGTTCCTCGACCTGCTGAAGGAAGAGGCCGAGAAAAGCGCCGAGCACGCCGACGAGCAATTCGACGCCGATTTCGCGCTGATGACTGGTGAGCTGGCGCGCTTCATCCCGGCGCTGGTGGAGACCCTTGGTGGGGAGGTGCGTGATGAAGGCTGACCGTAACGGTACTTGGACAGAACAGGTCCGGGCGCGAATGGGGTGGAAATCCCCGAAAGAGCGCAAGGGTGATGGCAAGCCCCACGTAGCGTGCAACACCTGCAAATTTCTCTGGCACAAGGAAATCCCGAACAGAGATGGTGGCTGCCCGAATTATTCACCGTACTGCGGTCATCCACAGGCATCTGGTGATCATGGCCACACGACCCGTGACAAGGCTATCTGTGACAAATGGGAGTTGAAGCCATGAAAACCCCGATCGTTTTCAAGCCTGCGAAGAATCCAAATCTTCCTAAGTCCTGGCCTGACCTGGAGCCAGTTCATGCCTTCCAGTTGGCCTATGGCTTGGTCATTCATCCAGCCATCGGCATCACCGTCCGCAAGGCCCGTGGCTTTTGGGATGTGTCAGATCCATCTACCGGAGCGCTCGTTGCCTATGGTGTTTATCCCGGTCCTGAAGGCGCGATTGCCGGCCTGGTGGAAAAGGCCATGGCCATGAAAAACCGGCAAGGCGGTTTTCGCGGTGCGCTTGAGCGAGCCCGTTCAAAGCTGCGGGCTGAATTCGATACAGATGGCGGTGTAGTTTCTGGCTGGAACCGTACCACCTCCGGCGCTATCGGCCAGCCATGAATTGCAAACCCCAGCGGCCCGTGGGGCACATAACGACCGCAGCCGGCGGAGAAACCGCAAAGGCCATCCTCGGCGCAAGCCAAATCAAGGCGCTCTGAGCCGGCAACCCTTACCAACTACTGAAAGTAAAACCATGAACCGCATGCAAATGATCAACACCCTAGCCATCGCCGGCGATGTCACCAAGAAGGTGGCAGAGCAGCAACTGACCGCACTGCTGACCGCTATCAAGGAATCCCTAGGCGCCGGGCTGGAGGTTGTTGTTACCGACAACTTCAAGCTCTCCGTCGACACCCGCGCCGCCCGTGCCGGCCGCAACCCGAAGACTGGCGAAGCGCTGCAGATCCCGGCAAAGCAGGTGATCAAGTTCACCGCCTACAAGCACTTCCGCGACGCCGTCGAGAAGTAACCAGAAACCCTCACTTCAAGCCCGTTAATAGGCGGGCTTGGCGAGATGGTTTTAACGGAGGCCGAGATGGCTGCAATGAGTGAATTGATCGAGTGGTTCCGGGCTGATGAAGTGCTGCCCGATACCGACACCACCGTTCTGGTTATCCAGGGCGGCGAAGTCGAATCTTGGCCCGGGTATCTGGATGGCGAGCAATGGCGCAATGCGGAAAGTTTTCCGCTGAATAACGTCCTTTTCTGGGCCCATCTGCCAGAAGGACCGATGCAATGACCCCTGCCCAAAAACGCGCGCTGTTTCCCCTCTGTGGACCGCGCCTGCAGACGCTTACCTTCTGGCCTGTCACCGTGCTGACCGCTGCGGTCGACGGTTACTTCGAAGCCTTTTTTGCATGTTTTGACTGGGATAGCCTGAGATGAGCCAGATCGGATTACGAAGAGCGGCCCGCATCCGCGCAATTCACGCCGCCTGTCGGTCGGCCAGCATCGATGACGCCGAGCGCAAGCGCCTGCAGGCACAAATCACCGGCAAGGCCAGCGCCACAGATATGTCATTCGCCGAACTCGACCAGGTGCTCAACCACCTGAATAAAGCGGCCGGCTATCACGCCTACGACGGCAAGCCGAAGACGGTCGATGCCGATCCGCAGCTGCAGAAGATCGAGGCGCTGTTGGCCGACATGAAGCTGCCATGGGCCTATATCCACCGCTCGAAGTTCGGGCCAACCATGGTTAAGCGATTGACCGGCAAGGATCGTATCGAATGGGCCGACGTGGCCGGCAAGCAAGCGGTCATCACCGCCCTGGTCAAGCGTCAGCAGAAAATCGGGGTATAGCCATGGCCGAGCCGCAAGAGAAAACCGTCGAAATGCTGGTCGAAACCTTGGGCCTTGAGGGCGCCTTGTGCCTGATGCAGGCGTACAAGGGCAAGCAGATCACCATTCCGGACGGCACCGGCCGGGCGGGTACGTTCTCTACCTGGCTCGATGAGAACCTTGGCGTCGAAGGTGCTCGCAAGCTGCGGGCGCGCTGCGGCGGCGAGCGCCTGACCATGCCGATGCTGAAAGACCAGGCGCGCCATGCCCGCAACCGCCTGCTGATCGCCGATTACGATAGCGGAATGGTCATCCTCGATCTGATCCACAAATACGACATCAGCGAGCGCCAGATCCGGACAATCCTTAACTGCCCGGCACCGGATATCGTCATTCTTTCCCGGCCTGTTGATGACAGACAGCTTGGCTTGTTTTAGGCTTAGGGCATTACCAAGGGGGTTTCGATGAAAAGGAAAGCAATGAAACCGGTCATCATGCTGTTGGCCCTCGCTCTCACCGCCAATGCGTATGCTGGAAAGCGCATTGAAAGCTGTGAATCGGCCGAGCTGGTGCCGAACAAAGGCTGGGTCTATACCTCGCACCCCTGCACAGTCGATGCCGATGTGCAGGCGAAGGAAAAAACCTGTGGTAAAGATTACGGTGAGCTGCGTGTAGGCATGTCCGTGAAGCGCTTTGAGCAATGCAATGAAGCGGTAACGCTGGAAACGGAAAAAGTCGAAAAAGGCGGCGCGACGCAGATTTATGCCTCGACGTTCTACTGGATACATGTGCGGAACGGAAAGGTCGTCTCCTACACCCGACGAACGCAGTAGCAACGCCCCACAACCCCGCCCAGTTCGGGGTTTTTTGTGGGCAGCATGAAACGCTTCAGGCCCGCCGCCCCTACGCGCGCGCGAAACAATGCCTGCATGCGCCCAATCAACCTCATCGTCATTCATTGCTCGGCCAGCCCGAACACCGACAGCCTCTTTCGCGGTAAGGCGGGCGCGGCCAATTTCCAGAACCCCGCCCAAGTCATCGACCAGTGGCATGCCGAGCGCGGCTTCAAGCGTAGCGCCGAATGGCGTAGGCGGCAGAATCCCGGCCTTTCCAGCATTGGCTACCACTTCGTCATCGACCGCGCCGGCCTGGTTCTCACCGGCCGCCACCTGGACGAGATCCCGGCGCAGGCCGTCGGCTTCAATCAGAAGGCCATCGGCATCTGCCTTGTCGGCATGGATCGTTACTCGCCTGCCCAATGGGAGTCGCTGTCCCATGTCGTCACCGCCCAGGTTGCCCGTCTCGCCGGCAACAATGGCCCCGGCGACCGGCGCGGCGGGCTGACGCCGGCTGCCGCCATCCGCCTGGCCGAAGAGCGCGGCATCGCCATTCTCGGCCACCGCGACCTGCCCAAGGTCGCCAAGACGTGCCCCGGTTTCGACGTGGCCAGCTGGCTGGCCGACAACATGACCCCGCCCAAGGAGGCTGTATGAAGCGCACCCTCAACACTACTGGAAAGTTCTGGATCTCCTACTACGCAGCCATCATCATCGCCGCAACTGTCTGCGCTCTGGTGCTCTGATGGGAGCCGCCGAAATCGCGCTGGCGCTCGCTCAATTCGCGCCCTCGCTGCTGCGTTACTTCGGCGTCGGCGAGAAGTCGGCTGCCGTGGCCAACAAGGTCGTCGAGCTGGCAAAGCAGGTCACCGGCACGCCGAGCGGCCCGGAAGCCATCGAAGTGCTGCGGCAAAACGCCCAGCTCGCCCATGAATTCAACCTGGCCGCGCTGAAGCTGGACGGTGACCTAGAGGCGGCCTACCTAGCCGACCGCAAGGATGCCCGCGCCCGCGATGTGGCGCTGCACCAGGCTGGGTTCAACAACAAGCGGGCTGACTGGATGGTCGCCATGGACGTGATCGGCTTGATCGCCTGCCTGGCGGTGTTGACCTTCTTCCGCAAGGAAATCCCGGCCGAGGTCGTCGGCCTGATTACCACGATTGCCACGGCTTTCGCCCTCTGCCTGCGCGATGCCCACCAGTTCGAGTTCGGCAGCAGCCGCGGGAGCCGCGACAAGGCGGCACAGCTGGCCGGCCTGGCCGAGATCAAGAAACCCTAACCGAAGGAATAACCATGGTCCTCCTCGACTACGCCGAAAACAAAATCTACGACGCGCTGCTGCGCGGTCAGCCGCTCGGCAATCCAGCCACCTGGCAAATTGCGCTGAGTACCGGCTTACGCTCAGAAAGCGGCGCGCCGGTCGAACCGGCCGGCGGTTCCTATGCCCGCGTGGCGATCGCAGCCAGTCTCGCCAACTTCAGCGGCACCCAGGGCGCCGGTACCACGGTAGCCAGCACTGGCACCGATGGCACCGGTGAGAACAATGTCGCGATTACCTTCCCGACCTCGACAGCGGCCTGGGGCAATATCCAGTCCGTCTGGTTCATGGATGCCTCAAGCGGCGGTAATGGCTGGATTGCCATTGATCTGCCCGCCGCGCTGAACGTCAGCGCCGCCGGCTTTACGCTGAGCTTTGCCAACGGCCAGCTGTCGTTCCAGATCGATAACTGACCATGACGCCAGAACAACAGGGCGCTATTGAAAGCGTTGCCGGCCGGATACTGACTGCCGGCGAACTGGTCGCAATTGACAGCCTGCTCGCTGACCGCAACGACGTGCAGATGGCGTCGATCATTTCGGCTGGACGCATCCGTGTCGTGTCGCACCTGATCGGCGAGCGCGGCATCCTCGACGTTTTGGGTCCGGTCGCCGGCGATGCTTTCCTCGCCGCCCTTGAAGCCATCACAGCAGATAACCTTCCCGCCGCCCTGCAGCCGTACTTCGGTGCCCTCCGGCGCGGTGTGGCATGGCTAAAAACCGACGGCCTCGATGTTGGCTCGGAAACTACCCGAAGCCTGCTCGATAGTCTCGCTGCCGCCGGTGTTGTCGCCCAGGAAAGCGTCGCCAGCATCAAGGCCTTGGCAGAACGCGCTGACCCGATCCACTACAACCTGCTGTCCGACGCGCTCAACATCGCCGAAGGCCGCATGACACTGGGGGGCTGATATGGCCGGCGAAGCAATCCTGAAAAAAGGCACCGAGAAAACACTCGAAGCCAACGGCGCTGCGATCGCAAACAACGCGCTTGCGCAAGCTGATGATGCCGATTACGGCGTCGTCGCGGACGGCGCGAACTATCCCGATGCCCGTTTCGTGCTGACCGGATCATTCACAACGGCCCCTACCGAGAATACGACGCTGGCGCTTTATGCTCGCCCGCTTAATATCGATGGCACGACCGATGCCGACGCGCCGGAGTCGTCCCGCCCGACGCTGCTCATCGGGGTATTTGTGGTGAACAACGTCACGACGCTACAGGCGATGGCGCTCTTTGCCCAGGATATCCCATGGGAGGCGAGCTACTACGTGCATAACAACGGCACAGGGCAAACCTTGTCAGCTGGCTGGACGCTAAAAGTAACGCCCAGCACGATCGGTCCGGCTGCCTAAATGTCGGCCATCATCATCCCATCGCGGCGGCTACGGACGCAGCAGCCGGCGGGCGTAGCGGAAATAAATTGGTCGCATCCAATCGCTTCAAAACTTGTATTTGCAGACCCGCTCACGCTAGGCATCAACGCGGTAACCAAACAAAAAAGCGCCATTACCGGCACAAAGTTAGTCGTCACACAGGGCGGCTACATGCGGGGTTTTAGTGCCACATTGGGGGCTGGTGCATCGGACAGCATTGAGATTCCAATCAGCGAATCGATTGATGATCTGACGATATTTGTACGTGCGACGCGCGCCGGCGCAGGCGGTGGGAATTTCGGCCGTGTCTACGAAAAGCGTGTATCTGGTGCCCAGGTCGACGCGCTATTGTGTGTGAACGACGCTGGTCAAGCGCGTTATCGAGCATCGCGACAATTCAGCGGCGGCGAGTGTGTTGATGACTTCGCATGGTCGGTGGCCGGGGTGCCGACAAATATCGTGCTGCTCAAACGGGCCGATCCAGCTTACATCAGTCGGTTATTTTTCGATGGGATTGAGCAGGTAGCAGTCAATAGCGCACATACCTCCGGAACTTTGATCACGAATGGCGATAATTTTGTGATCGGTAACCGTAAATCAGACAGCGCCCGTGCCTTTGATGGCCTGCTGTCCAATTTCATGCTCTTCAGAGGACATTTGGACTCTGGCGAGATCGAAGCGCTATCCGAGAATCCGTATCAGATCTATACCCCGCGTCGGCGCATCAGCTACTTCAACATCGGCGCCGGAGCCGGCTCATCGCTCAATGGCTCAGCTACCGGCGCCGCATTCGCTACCGGATCTGCCACCCTGGCTGCCCAGGTTGCCCTCGCGGCTATCGGCGTCTCCAGCGCCAGCGGCTCCGTAGTCGGATCGATCAACGTGCCGCTCTCGGCAGCGGGCATTGCCGTGTCAGCCGGTACGGCAGCGCCCACTGCCGCCGTCACGATCAGCGCCGCAGCGCTGGCCCAGGCTGCCGGCTCGGCGGGCCTCTCTGCCCAGGTGCTGCTCGCCGGCGCCGGTGCCGCGCAGGCCAGCGGCAATGCCGCCCTGGCTGTCCAGCTCTCGGCCCTCGCGGTTGGCTCAGCGCAGGCTTCCGGCTCGGCGAACCTGAGCGGTGGCGCGCCGGGTACGTTGGCGGCCAACGGTGGCGCCGTGGCAGATGGCCAGGCGGTGCTGTCGGTCAGCGTTAATCTCGCCGCTGCCGGTAACGCCGTGGCCAGCGGTACGGCAAACGGTTCGGCCAATGCGCCGGGCGGGCTGTCGGCCGCCGGTGCCGCCCATGCCGACGGGTGGGCCAGCTGGTCGGTATTGACGACGCTGACCGCCGCCGGTTTCGTGCAAGCCATGGGCGCCGGCCAACTGGCGATCAGCGTGCCGCTGTCGGCTGCCGGCCAGGCCTCGGCCAGCGGAACTGCCACTGCGGCGCTATTCGGCGAAATCCGGAACTTCCGCCTCGCCGCCGGTGCGCCGCAACGCATCACCCGCGCCCAGTGCGCATCCCAGCGGCTAACCAGGCTGAAACATGAGGCCATCCATGCTTGACGCATTCATCGTCGGCGAAGTCGTTCGTCTTACGCTGACCGTCACCGACCTGGCGGGCAATGCCGCAGACCCGGGCAGCATCACGCTCAAGATCAAGCCTGGTACCGGCGCTGTCACTGCCTATGCCTATGGCACCGCGCCGGAAGTCGTGCGCGATGCAACCGGCCGCTATCACGCCGATATCCCGCTTGTGAGTTCCGGGCTGTGGGCCTACCGCTGGGAACTCTCGGCCCCCAATGCCGGGGCTGCCGAGGGTGTCATCAATGTCCAAAAAAGTCGAGTCATCTAAGAGATCAACATGAGCCGAGACGAAGTTTACATGGCCCTTGCAGTCGCCAATTTTGTTCTGACGTGGGGGGTCGCGCTCTACATGTACCTCGCTAACAAGAACAAAGCCACCAACGAGCGGATCGGCAAACTAGAGGAAGACCTGGTCGACAAGATCGAAGGTCACACCGGTCGTATCACGCACCTCGAAACCGTCGCCGAGATGGCACCCAGCCATCACGATCTGGCTCAGGTCTATGAAGGCCAGAAAAACAGCGACGAAAAGCTGAACCAGCTGATCGGCGAAGTACGCGGTCAGAGCGACATCCTGCGGCTGATGATGGCCCAGATTACCCAGAAAGGCATGGGATGACCGAAATCGAATACCGCCGGCGCAATGCCATCCTGGCCACGCTGTCATTTGATCCGCTGGCTACCGTCGGCAAGCTGCGCGGTGAGATGGAAACGGTGCACGGCATCGCCTGCAGTGCCGATCTTATCCGCGGCGACCTCGGCTGGCTGGCCGAAATGGGCCTGGTTCGCTTTGATGGCCAGGCCGCGCAATGCACTGAACGCGGTATGGATGTAGCGCGGCTGCGGGCCAAGTTTCCGGGGTGGAATTGATGGCCCGCCCGCCGGAAGAACGGATGAAGCTGCGCACCGCCTACATCGGCGGCCTGCCGCTCGAAGCCGCTGCCGACAAGGCCGGCGTACCCTATGCCACAGCCCGCAACTGGTTCCGTGCGGCACGTGAGGAAGGCGATGACTGGGACAAGTTCCGCGCCGCCTCGCTGATCGTCGCCGGCGGTGGCATCGAGCAAGCCATGGGGCGAATCATCGCGGCCGGGCTGATGCGGTGCGAGGCGCTCCTGGAGCAGCTCGACAGCCCGGACTCGGACAAGCAAATTTCTCCAACCGATGCCATCAAAGCGATGGCGACCCTGGGTGATACCGTGGCCAAGCTGAAGGCCGCCGGCAAGTCGATGATGCCCGAGGCTGACAAGCTCGGTGTGGCGATGGACGTCATCAAGCGTTTGGATGCCTACCTCCGGGAAAACCATCCGCAACAGGCCGGTGCGTTTGCCGATCTGCTGCCGGTGTTCGGGGAGGAACTGGCGAGGGCGTATGGCTAGCATTTTGACTCAAGAGCATATCGCTCAGATTGATGCGCTGCTCGTTAAGCGGCGGGCGGCACTTGCCGAGGATGAGGCCCGTATTGCCAACATCCAGCAAAACATTGATCAATTGAAATCTGGTCAGAAAATGTGGAAGCGCTTCGCTGCTGAAAACATGGCTGAAATAGCCAAGCTGGAGAAGTTGCGTGGCCTCTAGCCAGACCACCGAAAAAGACTTCCTGGAAGAACTCCAGGAGATCTCCCGTGCCGCCCGGGCCGAAATCGACGCCCGCTCGATCGGCCTCGATCCGTCGCCGGCGGCCCGCGCCGAGCGCCGGCGTCGGGTGCTGGTCGATCGCGACTTCGAGTTCTTCGCCTACACCTACCTGCCGCACCACATCCGGCCGCCGGCGTCGAACTTCCACCGCCATTTCTTCGAGCGTTACCCGCAGCTGCTGGACAAGCCGTCCGGCGCCAAGGAATGGTGGATCGCGCCGCGCGGCGAGGCGAAATCCTCGCTGACCACCAAGGTCGGTCCGGTATGGTGCGCCGTGATCGCCCTGGTGCAGAAGGAAAGCATCCGCGCCGAGATCGGCTGGCCGGCCGAGCGGCCGCTGCCGTATTTCATCGACTACATCACCATGCTCGGCGCCGAGACGAAGCTGCCGACCAAGCTGCTCGAGGTCGTTAAGACTGAGCTGCAATTTAACGCGGCGCTGGCCCTCGACTTTCCCGAGGCCTGTGGCGGTACCAAGCAATGGAAGATCGGCGAATTCACCACACGCAGCGGCGTGAAGATGGAAGCCTTCGGCGCCGAGCAGGCAATCCGCGGCACCTTCCACGGCGCTAGCCGCCCCAAGCTGCTCCTGGGCGATGACCTGATCACCGACAAGGAAGCCAAGAGCCCGACCGAGCGCGACAACCGCTGGGACTGGCTGGAAAAGGCCGTCGACTTCCTCGGCCCGCCGGATGGCACGGTCAAGTTCGTCGGCGTCGGCACCATCCTCAACAAGGATGACCCGATCAGCCGGGCCAAGAAGGCCATCGGCCACCTGGTGCATCACTTCCGCGCCATCGAGCGCCTGCCCGACCACATGGACCTGTGGGAGCGCTGCCAGGAGATCATGCTCAACGAGGACAAGCCGGCCGAGGAAGAAGCCGCCGGCCGCGGCGAAGTGCTCGGCGAGCAGCAGCTGCCGTCCTACCTGTTCTACCTGGCGAACAAGCCGGACATGGACGCCGGCGCCGAGATCTCCTGGCCGCAAGTGCGTAGCCTGTTCTGGCTGATGCGCCAGCGGGCGAAGAACGCCCGGGCGTTCGGGACGGAAATGCAGGGCGAGCCGCGGAGCGATGAGGACAAGGTGTTTTCTCCGGTCGCCTTCTCGATCAGCCGTCTGCCGCATTTCGTCATGTTTGGCGCCTGCGATCCGTCGATGGGCAAGGGCGAACGCTCTGACCCTTCCGCCCTGGTTGCCGGCGCCTGGGACCGCGAGCGCAAGAAGCTGCATGTCGTTGAAGCATTGATCAAGCGCCGCGTGCCTTCCAAGCTGGAAGCCGACCTGATCGCCTTCCAGCGGGAATTCCGCTGCCTGGCCATCGGCTTCGAGAACAACAACGCCTACGAACATTCCCGCCAGACTTTCATCAAGGCCGGGCTGGCTGCACCGCAGCCGATCGCCTTGCCGCTGGTCGCCGTGACGGCCACGGTTGAACAGGAACTGCGCATCGATAGTCTTGAGCCGTTCATCACCGATGCTTTTGAGCCCTGCATCCTGTTTAACCCGTCGCTCACCCAGTTGTTGGCCGAACTCGATGCCTGGCCGGAAAAGCAAAGCAGCCATCACTTCGACGGCCTGTGCGCCCTGCACATCCTGTGGGTCATGGCCAGCACGCGCGGCGGCACCATCGGCGCCATGAACGGCTTTCAATCCATCCCCCGCCACCCGACCGGTGGCGCTGACGCCGACGACTTCGGCAGTTCCCGGAGAATGATGTAATGCCCGCAATCGTTGATCAATGGGGCAAGCCCCTCGACCGTGCCGTCCTCAGCGAGCCGCAGACCGCCCGCATCGCTGCCCTGCAGAACGAGTATCTGACCAGCAACCTGGACGGCCTGACGCCGGCGCGGTTGGCTGCCACGCTGCGCGCGGCCGACAATGGCGACCTGACCGCCCAGCACCGGCTGTTCGCCGATATGGAAGAGCGTGACGCGCACCTGGCGGCCGAGATGAACAAGCGCAAGCTAGCGCTGCTCAGCCTAGACTGGACCATTGAGCCGCCGCGCAATGCCACAGCTGCGGAGAAGGCACACGCCGAATGGCTGACCGAGGTGCTGACCGATGCGGTCGACCCGCTGGAAGATCTGATTCTGGCGTTGATGGACGGTATCGGCCACGGCTTTGCGCCGGTTGAGCTGGAGTGGCGGCGTGAAGGCAGCGAACTGCTGCCATCCTTCCATCCGCGTCCGCAGGAATGGTTTCAGCTCGACCAGAAGCGACGCGAGATCCGCCTGCGCGATTCAAGCGCCGACGGTGCCGCGCTGGCCGCCTTCGGCTGGGTATTCCATACGCACGGCAAGGCCAAGACTGGCTACGCCGGCCGCATGGGCCTGTATCGTGTGTTGGTCTGGCCGTTTCTCTACAAGGCTTATGCCATCGGCGACTTTGCCGAGTTCCTGGAAACCTTTGGCCTACCGATCATCGTCGGCAAGTACTTCGCCGGCGCCAGCAACGAGGAGAAAGCCAGCCTGATGCGCGCCGTCACCTCGCTGGGGCATGATGCCCGGGCGATCATGCCGGCCGATATGGAGCTGGAAATCCAGAAGATCGTCGGCGGTGGCGAGAAGTCGCCCCACCTGGCAATGGTCGATTGGGCCGACCGTGCCCACTCCAAGGGAATTGTCGGCCAGACGATGAGCGCCGAATCGAAGTCGAGCGGCCTCGGCTCCGGCAATGCCGACCTGCATCGCGAGGTGCGCCACGACATCCTGGAAGCCGATGCCCGCGAGATCGCCGGCACGGCGACCCGCGATCTGCTCTATCCACTGATCGCCCTCAATCGCGGCAACATCGACGGCCTGCGCCGCTGCCCGCGCCTGGTATTCGACTGCAGCGAACCGGAAGACATCAAGACCTTCGCTGATGCCGTGCCCAAGTTGGTCGGCGTTGGCATGCGAATCAAGACCGAGTGGATGCACGAGAAACTGGGCATCCCGCTGGCGGGCGAGAAGGATGAAACGCTGACTGTTGCAGCCCCGGCCAACGTGCTGAATCCCGAGCTGCGCCCGGAGCCTGGCAAGCAGACGCCTAAAGCGCCGGCCGCACTAGCTGCATTGGCGGCGGAAGGCGAGCCGGTCATTCCCGACCAGGCCGCCATCGATGCTGCCCTGGCCGCGCTACCGCCCGAGGCGCTGCAGGCGCAGATGGAGCAGATGATCGGCGGCCTGCTAAGCGAGCTGGAGCAAGCTGGCGGCTACGAGCGGGCCATGGCCGTGCTGGCCGGCAAGTATCCGGCGCTCGATGCTGGCAAGCTGGAGCGCCTGCTGGCCCAGGCCATGTTTGTCAGCGAGCTATGGGGCGCTGCCAGTGCCATCGAATCAAAGGCTGGCACCAGTGCCTGATATCAACCTCGCCCTGGCGATGAACCTGTCGCCCGAACGGGCAGTCGAGTATTTTCAGGCCAAAGGGCAACGCATCACCGCCGGCTGGCGGGACATGGCGGTCGGTGCCAACGCCGGCGCCTTTACCGTCGCCGGCGTGCTCAAGGGCGAGGTGCTGCAGGACATCCGCACTGCCCTCGAGGGCGCCCTGCAAAACGGCGAACCATTTGACGAGTTTTTGAAGAAACTGCGGCCGCGCCTGAAGACGCAGGGCTGGTGGGGAATCCCGCATGACCCGGAAACCGGCGAAGTGATCCAGGGGCGTGCCATGACGCCGCACCGGCTGCGCACGCCCTATCAGACGAACCTGCAAAGTTCATACATGGCCGGCCGTTACAAGGCGCAGCTGGAAAACGCCGACCAGCGGCCATATTGGCGTTACGTGGCGATCCTCGACAATCGGACCCGGCCGCGCCATCGCGCGCTGGCCGGACGCATATTCCGCTACGACGACCCCATATGGGGCGTGATCTATCCGCCCAACGGCTACAACTGCCGGTGTCGGGTGGTCGCACTCTCCCAGGGCGAGTTCGAGGCCGATGGCAGCCTGCTGTCGAAGGGCGGCGACTTCCTCGAGGCGCGCGAAATTCCGGTTGGCAAGGATGGTCAGACTGTTTGGGTGACCGGCTACAAAGACCCGCAGACCAAGGAATGGTTTGCGCCGGATGTCGGCTTCGATACCAATCCCGGCGCCGGCTACGGCCGCGACATCGCGCTGGCCCGCCGCGTCCAGGAATTACCGAACCGCGAGATCCGCACGCAGGTCTGGCAAGCGCTGAATGCTTCGCCGGAGCGCCTGAGCGCTTATCGTACCTGGGCTAACCAGGTACTTGATGCCGCTCGCCCGGGTAACAGTGCTCAGGTGCTGGGATTCGTGGGTGAAGGCATCGCCGACTTCATGCGTGGCCAGCTGCCCGCCGTCGCGCCGATCCGCATCGTGGCCATCAACGAAAAACGCCTGGTCCATGCCGACTCGACCAGGCACCAGGCCGATGGAATCGCACTCAGCCGCGACCAGCATATGGCATTGCCTAGCCTCGTCGAACAGCCCGATGCAGTGTATTTCGACCGCAAGTATGATCACTTCGTCTATGTTCGGGAGCTTGAGGATGGCGTGATTTATGCCGCGCTGGAAATGGATCAGGGCCTGAAGCATGTCGGGCATCTCGATGCCGTGGTAAATGCCTACCACCTGCCGGACACCAAGGATGGCGCTGGGCGCCTGCTCGACAAGAAACGCTTTGTGAAGATGGGGAGGTAGGACGGTGACGGGAATCGAACCACGTATCCACCAGCTTGCGCCTGGCCTTTACCAATCGGCGAACACCGACCTGCCTCTCTTCAAAGGCTAGCCATGTTTGATTTTCAGGTCAAGGATGACGGCGTCACCAGCCTTTACCGGCGCCTGGCCGGCGGCTACCATAACACCACGCCGCTGACCCGGGCGATCGCCGGCATCTTCGAGTCCGAGACCGAGGCCAACTTCGCGGCCGAAGGTCGGCCGCACTGGATGGGACTGGCACCATCAACCATCCGCAAGCGTACCCGGGTCGGCACCTGGCCGGGCAAGATGCTGCAGGTAACGTCCGGCGGCCTGGCCGCCAGCATTGCCACCCGCTACAACCGCACCGAGGCACGAGTCGGCAGTAACAAGCGCTACGCCGCCATCCAGCAGTTGGGCGGCAAGATCGAGCGGGCCGCCTACAGCACCAAGGTCCGCCACCGCACCGACGCCAAGGGCGAGCTGCTGCGCACCGAGCATTTCAAGGGCAAGGGGCTGATCTTCGCCAAGGACAGCCACAAGCGGGTCAAGACGCGCTGGTTTGAAGTGGCCGCCCACGCGATCAATATCCCCGCCCGCCCCTACCTGCCTTTCGACGCCGCCGGCAACCTGCAACCGAGCACGCGGGAGAAGGTCATCGGCCAGGCGAACGACTACCTGCGCTCGCTGGTTTCGCCCTGATCGTCAGAATCGCGCCATGCTGCGTTTTCTGGTCGTCGCCCACGCCAACAGACAGGCGACCCAACAAAAAACGAAATTAACGCGGTATTAACGCGGTTTCAGATGGGTTGTGCATGAAGCGCTTCATGTCATTTCCGGGGTTTGCGCGCGCGCAGACTGCGGAGCATGTCGAAAAAGACCACTAAACCACCGCTTGCCGTCCTCTCGCTTGAGATCAAGCCGGGGCAGCGCGAGCTGTTGCTGATCCCCGATGGCGAGTTTTGCTCGTCGGATGGCTCGGGCCGGCCGGTCGAAGTGCCGGCCTGGCGCATGTCTTCCTTGATCGCCGAGCGTGTACTCGCCCGGGCCAAGGCGCGGGACACCAAGATAGTCGTTGACTACGAACACCAGACGCTACGGGCTGCTGAGAACGGCAAGCCAGCCCCGGCAGCCGGGCGGATTGACCGCCAGTCTCTGCGTTACGAAGCTGGGATTGGCATTCTCGGCGTCATCGACTGGACGCGTCGCGCCCAGAAAATGATCGACGGCGGCGAGTATGCCTATCTGTCCCCTGTATTCCCTTATGACTATCAGACCGGCGAAGTGCTGGCTCTGATGCACTTCGCGCTAACCAATGATCCGGGTCTAGATGGTCTCTCCGTCGCAGCCTTGAGCGCATTCGCTGATTTTTCAACCGAGGAGGAACCTCACATGACCCTTTTGCAAAAGCTGCTGGCCTCTTTAGGGCTTGCGGAAAGCACCGGCGAAGATGGTGCACTGGCGGCTGTCGCTGCGATGAAGGCCAAGGCCGTCGAGATTGATGGCCTGAATGCCAAAGTCGCATCGCTGTCCGCTCAAGTCTCCGCGCCGGACCCCGCAAAGTTCGTGCCGATTGCCACGCTTTCGGCGCTCCAAAGCGAGCATGCCACGCTGCAAAGCCAGCTTGCCACGCTGACCGCCGAAGTCTCCGGCGGCAAGCTGGAAAAAGTTGTCGCTGACGGCCTGGCTGCCGGCAAGCTGACCCCGGCCACCGAACCCTGGGCACGCGATCTCGGCAAGAAAGATCTTGCCGCGCTGACCGCCTTTATTACGGCCGCCCCGGTCGTCATCAAGCCGGGCGAAACGCAAACCGGCGGCGCGGGTGATGCCGGCAAGCAGGGCTTGGTAGCGTTGTCGGCGGTCGAAGCCACCGTCGCCGCCGCCCTTGGTCAAACCGCTGCGCAGTTCGCTGCCGGCAAGATGGAGGTTTAAATCATGCCGCTTTCCGCTGCCCGCAACACAAAAGAACGTTCCGGCGAAGTCTTCGACATCCCGGTCAAGGCCGCCACTACTTGTTACCAGGGTGGCCTCATCGTCATCGACGCCGGTTATGCCGCCCCTGGGCGCGCCGCTACGACCCTGATTGCAGCCGGGCGTTGCGAGGAAACCGTAACCGCTGTTTCGGCCGGTGATGCTGTTGCCCGCGTCAAGCGCGGCATCTTCCAGTTTGCCAATTCGGCAGCCGCTGACTTGATCGCCCAGGCCGATGCCGGCGTTGATTGCTACATCGTCGATGACCAGACCGTTGCCAAGACCAATGGCGGCGCGACGCGCAGTCGGGCCGGCAAGATCGTTGCCGTCGATGCAGTCGGCGTCTGGGTGCAAGTCGGCCTCGGTCTGTAACCCGGCCCCGGTCCGTAACCCCTTTTATTCTTCGGAGAAATTCTCATGATCATCAATGCCGCCGCTCTGCTGGCTTTGCAGCAAGGTTTCAATGCCGCTTTCTTGCAGGGATTCGGGTCGCTGACCCCGACCTGGGAACAGATCGCCATGCGCGTGCCTTCCACCGCCGATGTTGAAAACTACGGCTGGATGAAGGAACTGCCAGGCATGCGCGAATGGATCGGCCAGCGCGTCATCCACAACCTCGAATCGTCCGGCGCCAAGCTCAAGAACAAGAACTACGAGCACACCATCGGCGTCGATCGAAACAACATCGAAGATGACAAGCTGGGGATTTTTGCCCCGATGTTCTCGATGCAGGGCGAAATCGTCTCCGGTCATCCGGACCAGCTGGTCTGGGGCCTGCTCCCGACGGGTTTCTCGGTCAATGGTTTCGATGGGCAGTATTTCTTCGATACCGATCACGTTGGCTACACCGCTGCCGGCGCTGAAACCTCCTGGAGCAATACCGGTGGCGGCGCGGGGGCCCCGTGGTTCCTGATGGATCTGTCGCGCACGTTCATGAAGCCGCTGATCTTCCAGGATCGCCGCAAGGCCGAGTTCGTGAGCCTGAATCGCCCGGATGATACGAATACGTTCATGGATCGCCAGTTCCTGTTCGGGGTCGATACCCGATACGCGGCGGGTTTCGGCTTCCACCAGCTGGCCTATGGCTCGAAGGCGCCGCTGGATGCAGCCGCCTTTGCTGCAGGGCAATTGGCGCTGGAAACGCAACGTCGGCCCGACGGCTCGCCGTTGCCGGTGACCGCTACACACCTGGTATGCGGGCCGTCTCGCCGCGCCGAGGCAAAAGCAATCCTGGAGAAAGAGTTTCTGGCCGGTGGTGAGAACAACACCAATTACAAGGCGGTGAAACTCATCGTCAATCCGCAGCTGGGCTAAGCCGAACGTTCAGCCAGCCCCTTCCCCAGAGGGGGCTTTACTGAGCGTTTTATCCCATCACAAGGAATAGCCATGGCTACCAGCAAACCCAAGTCGCCCACCAAGCCGAAGGCAGCATCGCAGAATACTTCAGCGCCCGCAACGCCGGAGAAAACCGCTGAAGCATCCCCCGAGGGGACTTCCTCCGGGGCGTTGGCAACGGAGGCGGCGCAAGCCGCCTCCCGAGCCACGCTTCACGAAACCGGCAAACAGTCCGATGATACGAAGGCTGTTCCCCCTGCGGGGGCCGAACCTGTCGCCCAGTCGCTGATCGTCACGGCAAGGGTGGATGGTTTCCGTCGCGCCGGCCGCGCCTGGAGCGCGTCATTGCAAACGGTGTCCGCCGCCGAATTCACCGCCGAGCAGATCAAGGCGTTGCTCGCCGAGCCGATGCTCGATGTGGTGGTAGTAGCTGATTAAATGGCCTACGCCACCCAAGCCGATATCATCGCGTACCTTGGCGAGCGTGAAGTCATTGCGCTCGCCGATCGGGACAATCTCGGCAGCATTGACGAGGCGGTGCTGAGTGCCGCCCTGGTCGATGCATCGGCCGAGATCGACACCTACCTGGTCGGGCGCTATACGGTCCCGCTATCGGTCGTTTCCCGGCTGGTCGTGACCTACGCCTGCGACATTGCCCGCTACCGCCTGTCGGGCGCCGGCGTGGCCGAAGTCGATACGGTACGCAACCGGTACAAGGATGCGATCCGTTTCCTTGAGGCAGTTCGCGATGGCAAGATCGATCTCGGGGCCGGTGTGGCGCCGGCGACGGATGCCGTGACCCAGAATCTGGTCTATGTCACCGACGGTGATCGCATCTTCAGCCGCCGGGCGCGCTGATGCTCATCTACGCCCAGCTCGAAGACGCGGTGATCGCCCGCGTTAAAAACGCCAGCGACAGTAACGCGCTGGGCTACCGCCTGGCGCAGGTCGGCAGTTACGGCGGCGAGTTCGACGACGATACCTTCTTTACCCAGTTCCGCAAGTTCCCCGCCGTGTGGGTCACTGTCGGCGGCGACAAGCCGAAGAAGATCTCGGCCAAGGTCTGGGAGTGCCAGATGGCGCTGGCTGTCATGGTCGGCACGCGCAACGTGCGCGGCGAGCGTTCCACCCGGCACGGCGACGTGCGAGAGCCGGGCAGCTACCAGCTCGCCCAGGATGTGCGCGACCTGCTGGTCGGCCAGGACTTCGACGTCCTGGTCGCCGGGCTAGATCTCGGCCCGACCCGCACGCTGTTCAATACCAAGCTGGGCGGCGAGGCGCGATCGGTGCTCTCGCTGGAGTTTGCGACCCGCTACACCTTCCGCACGCCGGAGCCCGACGAAGACAGCTACACCGGCATCAATCTGCGCTACTACCTGAAGCCGGGCGACGACGTGGCCGACGCGGTTGATGTGATCGATTTTTCTGCCTGATCAAGCGGACATCTGAAGTCCTTCATGGCGGCCCCGGTCGCGCGCGCACGAAACAATCGCAACTGCATTGTTTCAACCTTTATCCGCCGCGCAATTACCGAAGGAGCCACCCATGCTCGTCCTCGCCGCACCTGGCCTTCTCGTCCCGATGGACGGCAAGCCCCGGGATTACATCAAAGACACCCCGCCCGAGGGCGCCGCCGGTTACGCCGTGCCCGACACGGTGTATTACACCCGCCGCCTCCTCGAGGGCGATCTGATTATGGTTACGGCGCCGCCGGAACCGGTATCCCTTGCGGGCGAAGTCGCTGAGCCGGCCGAAAGTGCCGCTGCTGAACCGGTAGCCGAAACCAAGGCCGTCGTCAGCAAGAAGAAAGGCGGTGCCTGATGGCCTCCAAGAACATCGCCTTCGAGCAGATCGGCGCCTCGATCCGCAAGCCCGGCAAGTATGCCGAGTTCAATACCAAGCTGGCGGTCCGCACCCTGCCGGGCAATCTGCAAAAGACCCTGATCATCGGCCAGCGCCTGGCTGCCGGTACGGTGGTCGCCAACGTAGTGACTGACGTGTTTTCCGATGCCGAGGCTGCTACCTACTTCGGTAACGGCTCGCAGGTGCACCGCATGGTGCGGGCGGCGCTCGAAGCCAACCGCTACCTATCGCTGCAAGTATTGCCGCTGGACGATTCCGGCGCCGGCATTGCCGCGACCTGCACGATCACGATCGCCGGTACGGCGACCAGTACCGGTGTGCTGACGGCAAAGATCGGTGACGACCTGGTGCAGATCGCCATTGCCAGCGGTGACCTGGCGGCTACCATTGCGACGGCGCTCAATGCACAGTTTTCCGCGCAACCCGATTTGCCGGTGACGGCCGGGGTTGCCGCTGGCGTTATCACGCTAACGGCTAAGAACAAGGGAACGCTCGGCAACGGTATCAAGGTCTCGGCCAGCGTAACGGCAACCGGTATCACAGCGGTGGCTACGGCCATGGCAACCGGAGCAACTGACCCGACCCTGACCACGGCGCTGGCGCTGATCTTTGCCGCTGGCCACAACGTGCTGATTTCACCCTACGCTGATACCACCGGCCTGGCGTCGCTGCGCGACCATCTCGATAACGCCGGCAACGGCATCGAGAAGCGCGGTGCCATCGCGGCTGTCGGCTTCACCGGCACGCTGTCGGCGGCGACCACGGCGATGATCGCCTGTAACCCGAAGCGCATTTCGGGCGCCCTGGTACCGAACTCGACAACGCCGGCCTATGAGGTAGCAGCGGCCTATGGTGCCGTGATCGCCTTCGAGGAAGATCCGGCCATGCCGCTCAACACACTGGTACTGACCGGGGTCAGCGCTCCGCCTCTGGCCAACCAATTGAGCCGCACCGAGCAGGAAAACGCCCTTTACAACGGCGTAACGCCGACCGAGGTCGGGCCGGGCGATGTGGTGCAGATCGGCCGCGCCATTACCGGCTACATCAAGGATGCCAACAACACGCCGGATATTTCGCTGCTCGACCTGACGACGGTGCGCACGCTGGACTACACCCGTAAGGCCATCGTCGAACGCGAGGCGCTGCGCTTCCCGCGCTCGAAGAAGAGCAAGCGGGTCAAGGCGCAGATGCGCGAAGAGGTACTGGACGTGCTCTACAAGCTCCAGGATCTCGAGATCCTCGAGAACGTGGAAGAGAACGAGCCGGGAGTTCTGGTCGAGGATGATCTGCAAGACCCGAATCGCCTCGACATCCGCATTCCCGCCGATGTGGTCAATGGCCTGCACGTCGTGGCCAACCGTATCGACCTGCTGCTGTAAGGAGAATAGAGCATGGCTGAAGAATACGTTGGGGCCGTTGTCCTCGAATGGGATGGGCGCGAGATCGAGTGCGCCTCGGTCAGCACCGATGTCTCGACCGGCAAGCGCATCGTCAAGACGATGAACCGCAAGGGTCGGGCCAAGGGGCACGCCAAGGGCATCCCGGATTTCCGGCTGTCGGTCGAGGTGCCGATCCCGACCGACGGCAGCGAGCCGGACTGGCTGACCGTCGAGAACGCCAAGCTTACCGTCGTGCCGATCGATGGCGTTGGGCTGCGCGAGATCTTCCTGGGCTGCGAAGTCGAAACAATGTCGAGCAAGTACCAGGTGGAAGGCGCCGCGATGCGCACGCTGACCATCACGGCGCTTGATCGCCGCGTGCAGTAAGGCCGGCCATGACTACCGATGTTACGGAAAAAGTTGATCTTGATCTTGGTGTCGTTGTCGGCGAAGCCTGTCATACCCGCGCTGTCCTTAGAGCCGCCCGCCTGGCTGACACCTACGCTGCCGCGGGAGCCGTGGCGGTGCCGGATGACCTCAAGGGCAATGTGGCGGCATCAATCGCCTACCAGATGGCGGTCGATGATGCCCAGGTGTTGGCTCAGGTGGTCGAATTGGGCAGCCTCGATCCGGTGCCGTCGATCGAGGCATTGATCGAAGCCATTGATCCGGACGATATGGCGCTGCTGCGCGCTGGCGCTGCCCGGCTTAAAAAAAAGTTGCGGCAATCGAGGCCCGGCTTTCCCCCTATCGTCGAGCCGAGTATCTCCTCGTCCGAGCCGGGTTCTGCCTGAACGAGATCCGCCTCGCCTCTCAGGGCGAGGTGGAAAGCTGGCTGCGGGTGATCCGCGAGGCGGCACCGCCCGCGCCGCAACGTCCCGGCGCCAAGCCGCCACCGGTCCGGAAGCTCTCGAAGCGCTTCCTGGAACAGCAGAAAGGTAAAACGTAATGTCCGGCGATCTGGCGATTTCCCTGGCGCTCAAACTCAACGACCAGGGCAGCGGCCCGGCAGCGGCTGCGCTGGCCAAGCTGGAGCGCGGCTTGAAGGCGGTGGGCGACACCGCCAAGACCAGCTCGGCCGCAGCAGTGTCAGCCTTCCAGAAACTAGCCAGCGCCCGCGAGATCCTCGGGGTGCGTTCCGAGAAGGCCATCCAGAACGAGATCCGCCAGACCGAGGCGGCTTATCAGCGCCTGGCTGCCTCCGGCCAGGCCAGCGCCCGCGAGCTGGGCCGCGCGCAAGATGCGATGCGCGGCAAGGTGGCAGAACTGCGGCGGGAGATGGAGGGCTCGCATCGTTCGGCGATCAGTATGGGTGGCGCGTTGCGCACGGCTATGGGCGTGGCGGGAGCCTATCAGGCCGGCAAGATGGTTCTGCAGGGGCCGGTCAGCCGCACCATGGATTACAGCATGGAGCTGGCGCACGCCTCGAACACGATGTTTGCGGGCCAATCGGTGGCGGCACGGATCGCAGCCAAGCAGCAGATCAACGATGCGGTGATGGCGGGCGTGCGAGGCGCCAAGGGCGGGGTGACCCGCGAAGATGCACTGCTCGGCGTTAAAACGCTGGGCGCGTCCGGTGTTTATGGCGACGACCCCAAGGCCGCATTTGATATGCTGCCCACGCTGACTGTGGCGGCCGCGGCCAATAACGCCAATGTGGTCGATATGGCCAACATAGCCATCAAGGCCAAGCAGACCATGGGGCTGACGAACGTCGGGCGCGTACTCGACATGGCGGCCCAGGGGGGCATCGAAGGCCAGTTCGAACTGCGCGATATGGCCAAATGGCTGCCGCAGCAGATGGCCTACTCAAAACGAACCGGGCTGTATGGCGAGCGCGGCTTCGCCACCCTGGTGGCGGCGAATCAAATTGCGATGAACACAGCAGGCTCGACCGATGAGGCCGGGAATAACGTGCGGAACCTGCTGGCCAAGGTCAACAGCAATGACACGGCGAACGATGCGAAAAAGCTTGGCATCGATCTATCTGGGAGCCTTGCAGCTGCTCAAGCCAAAGGCGTCGGTGGTCTGGATGCCTTTCTGAATCTGACCGACCAGGTCGCGGCGAAGGACAAACGGCTGGTGAAGTTGCGTGAGCAGGCGAAAGGCGCAAGCGGCGACGATCTACGGGCCAACCTGCAGGCCCAGCAAGGCATCCTCGAAGGCTCGGCGATCGGCAAGCTGGTCCAGGACCAGCAGGCCATGTCGGCACTGGTGGCTTTGCTCAATGGTCGGGTCAAGTTTGGCGAGATTCGCGACAAGTCCCTGGCCGCCAACGGCACCAACGCCGACATGCTGGAGGTCGTGGCCAACGAACCGGGAGCCAAGGCGCAACTGGCGGCCGCCGAGGCAGCTAACAACATGCAGGCGGCGCTGAACAAGGTCAATCCCTTGCTGGGCAGTGCGGCCGAGCTGTTCAGCAAACTGTCTCAGGAATACCCGATACTGTCGGCCGCCCTGACCGGCGCCGGTCTGGCAACCACGGCGCTGGCCGCTTCGGCGACGGCAGCCAGCATTGCGCTGGCGCTGGTGGCGAATAATGGCCCAGGCGGGGTCACGCTGCCTGGTGGGTCAGTCGGTAAGACATTAGGGGTTCTCGGTAAAGCGATCGGCGTCATCGGCGCATTCGGCCTTGGTTACGCAGGCGGGACCGTTCTGAACGACGGCATCAATGCCGGGATATCTGCTTTCACGGGCAGCGACAACAGCCTGGGCGGTCTGATTTACGACATGACGCATGGCGATCAGATCAAGAACAACAACAGCACCATGCCCAGCGGCGGCGGGATGAACTTTCAGTCCACGCAGCAAGCGCTGCGGATTGAAAACAAAATCGTGCTCGATGGCCGTCAGGTGGCGGAATCGGTGAATGAACATAACGCGCGGCTGGGAGGTAGGCACTGATATCTTCGCTGGTCAGTAGTGGTTCCACATGTTCTGTAATGTCCTGATCCTATCGTGATCGGCGAGCGGGTCATCAAGGCCCAGCGCCAGTTCTTCACGGGCGAGAGCAAGGTATTTTTCGCGAGAGGTTTTCGGCGAGCGGGGTTTGATCCTCTCCAGGTATCCCTTGGCGACATTGATGTATTTCGCCTGGTGAAAGTGCGCCTTTTCCCGGTCGAAATATTCCTGGATTCCTCGTTTGGTAGCATCGGTGGTCAAGGCGCGGTAATCGACCAGGACTTCATGGAGCATTTGCTCGGCTAGAGCCATTCTGCTCTCGGCGACCTCCTTGTTCCGAGATTGCCCGGCGAGTTCTAGCGACTCATGAATGATCTGTAGCCGCCGCATGACATCGCCCGACCCGAAGCGCAGGATGGCTATCCGTCTAATCGCATCTGCATCGCCTGGTGGTGCACCATTGAGCAATATCTCGGCATAGAGGTCTTGCAGTTCGGCATCGATGTCCATAGCGCCCTCAAAATGACGGATTGTGGTGCCGAACTTGGTATGTTGCAAACAAGCTCAGCCGCGCGCCACTGAAGCCCTTCATGTCATCGGCCATCGCCCGCGCGCGAAACAATGCCCAGCATGGCCTGGGCTGATGACCTTCTCGATTGTAGTTTCCGTGGTGTGGTGTTCGACGTGGTCGGCACCCGCGACAGCTTCGGTCGCGCCATTTCGGTGGCCGAAGTGCCGTATGTCGACGGCGGCACAACCGAGGATCTTGGCGGAAAGCCCAGGCCGATCAGCCTGCAGGCGGTTTTCTTCGGCGACGATTACAAGGCGCGGCTAGACCAGCTGTTGGCGTCCTTGAGCCAGCCAGGGCCCGGCGAGCTAGTGCATCCAGTTTTCGGGGTGATCGCCCGGGCGCAGTTCGTGAGCGGCGATGTCGCTCACCAGGCCGGCGAGATCGATTCCTGCACGGTCTCCCTAGAGTTCATCGAATCCGGCACGCCCCAGGTCTTTTTCGAGGATGCCGGCGTGGTGGCCGTACAGTCCAAGGTCGGCTCCCTGGGCGATTCGGCCCTGGATCGGACGGCCGGCTGGCTGAGCGAAATCGTGACGGCTGTGCGTGAGGCGGCTCCCTTCGCCGCCCTGGCGGATCTGCGCCAGACCATGCTCGGTCCGGTGCTCGGTTTTATCGGCCAGGTTCAGGGCGTTGCCCTTTCCGGCCTCGATGTGCTGAGCGAGCCGCGGGCCTGGGCGCGCGACATCGCCGCGCTCAATAACGGAGTCATCGCCTCGGCCAGCTTCGGCGAGAACCTGATGGCCGATTGGCGCTCGGTGACCGGTATGTTTTCCCGGCTAGGGACGAGTTACGGCTACGGCGCATCTGCGTCGTCTTCGTCTGCCTCGCCCAGCGCCTGGAGCCCCGGATCGGCGCCGACCGAGGCGCAGGCGTCGGCGGTAGCCACTACTTATCTCTCCGTGAATAACGCGACGGCGCAGGCCGATGTGGCCGCCATCGTGCTGGCCACCGAGGCCGAATCGCCGACCTTGTCGCCGGCCGAGATCGAGGCGGTAGTCAATACCGCCCGGAGCGAGATCGAGGCGGCCATCATGGCGGCCCGCGCCGTACTGGTGCTCGAGCAGAGCCGGGATGTTGTCGAGACCTTGAAGGATCTGGCGCTGGCAGTGCAGCTGGCCGGGCAGCAGATCATCGAGCGCCGCCCGCCGCTGCTCAATCGCACCGTGGAAGCATCGGGCAACCTGCGGCTGATCGCGCATTTCTGGTATGGCGACCACAGCCGGGCAACCGAACTGGCGCGCCTGAACAATCTGCGTAACCCGAACGCGCTGCAGAAGGGGGATGTGCTCCGTGCCTATGCCCAGTGATACCGTTCAGATCTACGTCGGAGGCAAGGTGCACGACGACTGGGAATCCTATGAGGTTGATTCGGACTTGCTGATTCCAGCCGACGCCTGGCGCGTCACCTTGTCGCTACCGGAAGGCGAATTGCCGGATGCTGTAACCGAAGGCGTAGCAGTCGAGGTTCGGGTTGGCGGCGAGCTGGTAATGGTTGGCCGCATTGATGATATCGGCGATGAGATCAGCAAGGGTGGCCTGCATTTCGACATCAGCGGGCGCGATGGCGCCGCGGTGCTGATCGAGTGCTCATCGCCGATTTTCGTAGCCCAGATGGTGAGCCTGGCCGATGTCGTGGCCAAGGTGGTCAAGCCGCTGGGGGTCAAGCAAATTCGCATCGACAGTTCGACGACGGCCCTGCGCGAGAAGATCAACGTCGAGCCGGGTGAGACCGCTTGGGATACCTTGGCCCATGCCGCCGAAGCCAACGGTCTTTGGCCCTGGTTCGATCCGGACGGCACGCTGGTGATCGGGGGCCCGGATTACGACCAGGCGCCGGTGGCTACACTGGCAATGCGGCGTAATGGCCAGGATAACAATGTGCTGCGGATTCGCCGGCATCGCTCGGTGTCCGGTCGATATTCAGAAATTACGGTGCTGGGCCAGCGGCGCGGCACAGGGCTGGAGGAAGGCAAGCATGCGCTGAAGGCGACGATCCGGGATATTGGAATCACCTGGTATAAGCCGCGCACCATCGTCGACTATGAGGCGGATTCCGAAGCCGTCTGTCGGACGCGCGCCCGCAAGCTGCTGGCGGACAGCCGTCTCAAGGGATTCACGCTGATGGCGGAGGTGGTCGGGCATCGTATCGTTGCGCCTGGCCAGGCCAGCGATGGACTTCTATGGAAGCCGGGCCAGCGCGTGCATGTGGTCTCTGAGCCGCACCGGATCGACGCGGTGTTCTTCCTGATGGCCCGCAAGTTTACTGGCGGCCGGCACCAGGGGCCGCGCACGATCCTGACCTTGAAAGAAGATCGCGCCTGGGTGCTCGATGCGCACCCGCACAAGCGGAAGCACCGACTGGGCAAAAATTCGGCGCCGCTGCAGATCCTCGATGTGAGCAAGGGAGCCGCGCAGTGATCGCCGATCTAGACGCCCGTATCGCCCGCAGGCTGGCCGGAATCCGGCAGGCTTTCCGGGGCGTGGTTACGTTGGTCAAGGCGGCTGGCGCGGTGCAGCTGGTGCAGGGCGATAGCCTGGCCGGTGAACGCGGCCAGGATGATGAACTGTTCCAGCACTACGGCTACACATCGAATCCGCCGCCAGGCACGATGAAGATCGTGCTGCCGATCGGCGGCAAGACCTCGCATAGCATCATCATCGCCACCGAGCACGGCGATTACCGACTGAAGAATCTTGAGTCGGGGGAAGTAGCGATCTACAGCGATGAGGGCGACAGCATCGTTCTCAAGCGCGGCCGGCTGATCGAGGCGACTACCCAGACCTTCCGCCTCAATACACAGGTGATGGAGGTGAATGCCGCCAATAAGATCGACTTCAACACGCCGATGGTGACCTGCAGCGAGCAGGCGACAGTGCAGCACCGCCTGACCGGCAATGGGTCGCTGACGATTACCAATACCAGCGGAACCGGTGGGTCGTCGACATTCGCAGGGGATATCCACCAGACGGATGGACGTTTTACTACCGACACCGACGTGATCATAGACGGCAAGAGCCAGCTGCACCACAAGCACCCTGAAACCGGGTCGATCACGAACGAGCAGACATGAGCGATTCCTGGATAAACCCCGTTACGGGTGACTATGTTTTAACGCATGGCGCTCCCGCCCGAGATCCGGCCGGCGGGCTGGCCAATGCCGTCTATCTGCGGCTGATGACACCGGTCAGCACCTACTGGGCCGACCCGACACTGGGCAGCAAGTTACATCTGCTGCAGCGCATGAAGGATCTGGCGCGCATCGAGGTGCTAGCCCGCCAGTACGCAGAGGAGGCGCTGGCGCCCATCGTCGATGACGGGCGCGCCCGGAGCGTCGCCGTGGCCTCACAGCGTACCAAGGGTGCCGATGGCGGCGGCCGGCTGAACTTATTGATCGAAGTGGTTGCTGCCTCGGGTGAGCGCTACAACTTTGTCCATCCCGTCAAGGTGATCTGATGCCTATTTCCACTCCCGATTTTCAGGCCATCCGTGACGCGATTCTGCGCGATATCGCCAATCAACCGCGCCCGGATGGTCAGCAGCCGAACGTTTCTGCCGATGGTGATTACTTCATCCGCGCCAATGCGACTGGAGCCGCCATCGAGGGGCTTTATCAGCGCCTGCAATGGATCAAGCGACAGATCTTCGCCGACGAAGCCGATGACGACTTTGTCGAGCACCATGCCAGCCTGCGGGGCCTATTCCGCAAGGCGGCGACCGTGGCGAGTGGCACGATTACTTTCAGCGGCACGGTCGGTAGCAATGTGCCGATCGGCACCGAGGCCAAGACGGCCGACGGTGTTGCCTTCCTGACCACCGCGACCGGCAACGTCGGCGGCGGTGGCACCGTGACGCTGGCGGCACAGGCCAGCGCCGCCGACGCCGCCGGAAACCAGATGGTGACCACGCCGCTGACCCTGACCGCGGCGCCGGCCGGCATCGTTTCGACGGCGAGCATTGCCGGCATGACGGGCGGTACCGATCGCGAGACGGTCGCCTCCCTGCTCTCCCGCCTGTTGTTCGTGTTGCGCAACCCGCCCTGCGGTGGGGCACTGCATGACTACTACACCTGGGCGATGAATGTACCGGGCGTTACCCGGGCTTACCCGTATGCCTGCCGGCGCCACAATGGTTCGGTCGACGTGGCGATTCTTACCGCGGGCGGCATGCCCGATGCCCCTCTGATCGCCGCTGTCCAGGCTTACATCGATACCCAGCGGCCGGCTACCGCTGACGCTCTGGTGCTAGCGCCGACCGGCGTGGCCGTGAATTTCTCGGCTGACCTAGTGCTGGCGGCCAGCTACGTCCGGGGCGACGTCGGCGACGTGATCAATCCCAAGCTGGCCGCCTATTTCGATACCTTCAAGCCGGGCGACACGTTCTTCCTCAAGAAGGCGAGCGGCATCATTTCCGACACCGCCGGCGTGGTCGACTTCACCCTGGCCTCGCCGCTGGCCAACGTGGCCACCCTGGTCGATGCCACCCATATCGAAATGCCGGTGCTCGGTACGACGAGCTGGACATGATGCACGTCGATCTACTCAAGCGCCTGCTGCCGCCCGTCTCGATCGACCCGAACGGCGCTGAGCTTTCCATCGAGCTGGCTGCCGAGGGCAAGGCCCTGGACGACGCGCTGGCGAGCACTGACCAGCTGCTGCTGGAGATGGACCCTCGGACCTGCGCGCTGACGCTGACCGACTGGGAACGGGTCTATGACCTGCCGGATCGCTGCGTAACGATCGCGCAGTCGGTCGATCAGCGTCGGGCCGCCCTGGTATCGCTGGTTTCCATGCAGGGCGGTCAGTCCCGCCAGTTCTTCATCGATCTGGCCGCTGCCATGGGTTACCCGGACGCGACCATCGACGAGTTCCGGCCGATGTCCTGCAACGACAACTGCAACAGCGCGCTGTGGTCGGAAACCGACCGCTTCACCTGGCAGATCAACCTGCCTTACGCGACGGGCGGCGTCTTCGTCGCGAACTGCAACAGCGCCTGCGACAGCCCGCTCCGGTCCTGGGGCGACGAGGCTGTCGAGTGCCGCATCAACCGCTTCAAGCCGGCCCATACCACGGCCGTTTTCGCTTACATTTAAGGAGCAACCATGCACCGAATAGACACCGCCACCAAGGCCACCGACCTCTTCGGCGCCGGCAAGGATGGATTCCGGAACGGCAACAAGGCAGCAGGTATTTCCGCTACCGACTTCACGGCTGAATTTTTCAATGACCTGCAGGAGAACATCTGCCGCCTACTCGAGGCAGGTGGTGTTGTACCGGTCAAGGATTCATACAACCAGCTGACCGATCTACTCATTCAAAAAGGTATGCAGGGCAATATATTTTCGCTTGCGAACGCCGCCGGAACTGCCGACGCGATCGCCGGAAATTATACCCCTAGCATCGCGGCGCTGACCAACGGCATGACGCTCTACATCCGTGCCGGATCGGCTAATGCCATGACTACGCCGACCTTCACGCCGGCTGCCGGCGCCATCCCTGCCAAGACTATCGTCAAGGGGGCCGGCGCTGCTCTCGCTGTAGGCGACATTGCCGGGGCAGGCCATTGGATCGAGCTGCAGTACGACCTGGCGCTCGACAAATGGGTATTGCTCAACCCGGCAACTGGTATCAGCGCCGCGCAGGTCAAGCAAATCCAGCCTATCGCTGCTTCGGTTGCTGCCAACGCATTGACGCTGACCTTGAACGCCACATCGCTTGACATGCGCAGCAGCGCACTGACCAGCGGTACGATCAATACACGCACCGTCGCTGCGCCGATCTCCGTTGTCGTGCCAAGTACTGCAACGCTCGGCACCGTCAATGCTACGGCGGCACGCTTGGCGCTGCTCGCCATCGACAACGCTGGCACGGTCGAACTAGCGGTGGTAAATCTGGCAGGCGGTAACAACCTAGACGAGACGACGCTGATCTCGACGACGGCGATCAGTGCGGCGGCAACCAGTGCCAGCGCGATCTATTCGATGACGGCCCGCAGCAATGTTCCGTTCCGTGTCGTTGGATTCATTGATATTACTGAAACGATAGCGGGAACTTGGGCAACTGCGCCGAGCACGATTCAAGGGCAAGGCGGTCAGGCATTAGCCGGGATTTCCGCGATTGGGTATGGGCAAATTTGGCAGGATGTCACTGGTAGCCGCGTCATCGGAACGACCTATTACAACACGACCGGGCGCCCGATTCAGGTATCGGCAACCACATTTAGCACGACCGCGGCTTCCGTTGGGCAGATGACGGTTAACGGTGTCGTTGTGGCGAAATCCGCGCAGCCGGGCTCCGGATACAACGACATTTATTCCGTGATCGTTCCGCCTGGTGGGGCGTATTCCATCACTCAGGCTGGCGCAGGGGCTTCTCTATATCAATGGTCCGAACTTCGCTAAAAGGGGAAAAGATGCCTTATTTCAAAAACACTGACGGTAGCCTTCATTTTCTGGAGAGCGCCGAATTCGAGCACCTACTTCCGGCTGGTTGCGTTCAGATCGCCGACGCCGAGGCGGCTGTAATGCAGAAGCTGTTGCCCGACCAGGCAAAGGCCGTGAAGTGGGACGCCATCAAGGCCGAGCGCGCTCGGCGTGCGGTGCTAGGTGTTCCGGTCATTGTGCTAGGGGTGACCAAATGGTTTCACTCAGACGAAAAATCGCGCGCCCAGCAGTTGAAGCTGCTCCGCGACGCCGATCGCGTTGAAGCTACCGGAGGCGACATGGCCGCACCATTGATACCCATCCCTTGGAGCACCATGGACAACAGCAATGTCACGATGACGGCATCGCTCGCGCAGGATATCGCTGCTGCAGCGACCCTTCAGGACGGCGCCTTATATGCCGCTGCTCGCGTCCACAAGTCAGCGATGGAGAACTCACCTGATCCGGCAAGCTACGACTTTTCGGCTGACTGGCCGGCGATCTTCGAGTCGGTGACCTTCGCGGGGTAACTACTATGCGCGTCATCTTCTGCACGTCGAAGCTGCCTGGGGCGGTTGTTATCCGCTCCGTGACCTGGTCGAAGTGGTCCCACGTGGCTCTCATTGATGGTGATGAGGTGATCGAGGCCACTTGGCCGGTAGTGCGGGTTGCTCCGCTCGCCGAGGTCATCGCTGCCCATTTTGATTACGCCATCGTCGATCTACCATGCTTCTCGCCGGCCGATGCCATCCGGGCCGCCCGCTCCCAAGTTGGCAAGCCTTACGACCTGACGGCGCTCTTCGGTCTGCTAATGCACCGTGACTGGCAAGAGGACGACCGCTGGTTCTGTTCAGAACTTGTTGCGTGGTCACTCGCCCAAGGCGGTTCGCCGTTGTTCCGTCCTGATGCGATGCACCGCATTACGCCGCAGCATCTCTGGATGCTTGCTCCTTCTCCACCAGAACTTACTTTCTTTATGGAACTGGGAAACAATCAACCCACAGTTCTCTAGTGCGGAAATACCAATGGGAAAGTGCGGTTCATAGCATTTGCGATGCTCTTGGAGACCATCGCGGCGATTTCGAAATTTCGGATGTGGTTGTAGCGGTCAAGGCCCTGGTTGCAACTATTGAAACTCAACCTAATGAAGATGATTAGGATGGTTCACTTCGACGTTAATTTTCAGGAACTACCGGTGCCAAATAACGCGCAAAACAGTGCCAAAAATCGCGCCGGCTTACAATCCGGTCGAAGACTCTCCCCGCCTCAATGAATTGAAGGCAGACCAATAGTAGCGGGGGCACCGTGTGGGGAAAAACGCTTCCCGACCCCGCTCCCAGAAAAGCAAAAGGCCAATCAGAGATTGGCCTAAATGCTTTTTCTTTTGGTGCGCCCGGAGCGATTCGAACGCCCGACCCCTTGGTTCGTAGCCAAGTACTCTATCCAGCTGAGCTACGGGCGCACTGCAAGAGCGCC